AGAGGCCGCGGGCCGGCACGCCGCTCCCGACTGCGCCCGTGCCGATTGTCAGCGCGGGTGACGGCGGAACGGTGGTGGTCACGGTGTCGGACGGCGCGAATAATTCGCAGACGCTGACGCTGCAAACGCCGAATGCGCTGCCGGGCATCCCGGTCACATCCGGCGGGAACTACACGGATGAAAGCGGGCAGCAGTGGGTGTGCGATGAGGTGGATTTGGCGCGCGGGGTGCGCGTGCAGCGCATCACCAAAATCAAGGTGACGTCTTCGCTCAACTGGCAGATGTCTGGACAAAAGGTTGATAGATACTTTGCGTGGTTCGCTGGCACTTCTGCGACAAATGTTCTTTGTACGCACTTTTCCACCACGGTAGGTTCGGAAGTCATCGGCGGCGCTATCGCCAATCAAAACAACCTCATCGGCTTTGCATACGCACAAAAAGGCGCATCAACACTTGATGAGTTCAAAGCATTCCTCGACGCGAACGAGGTATATGTTTGGACATCGCTTGCAGAACCCGTCGAAACCGCTCTTTCCGCCGCTGAAATCAGCGCGTACAAGGCGCTGACCACCTACGCCCCGACGACCGTCATCAGCGTGAGCGGCGGCGCTGGCGCGACGGCAACGTATCAGCGCGACGTGACCATTGTAATCAAAAATCTTGAGGATGCGGTTGCGTCCATGACGCAAAATTAAGGAGGTATCTTTATGGCTATTAGTAGTAAGGCACGGCACGATTTGACTCTCCGCGCGATTAAGCGCGAGATTTCCGCTGGACGTGATGTGGCGTTTTGGCTCGACAAGGCGTACACGCACGTCGATAACGGGCTGTTTAATGAGGATGACATCGCGGAAATCGAGACGCTGGCGCAGGCGTACTATGATTCGCTGGACGCGGCGGAAAATAAGGAAGACGCGGCAACAATCTAAGTTGCAATTGGTAGCAAGTTAGTTGCAAGTTAGTACCAAGTTTGTACCAAGTTTGAGGAGGTGTCATCATGCCCAAAATCGCAGTATGCGCCATTCTGGGCGACTTCCAGCGGATGCTTTCCGAGCACTGGAAGTATACGGCTGGTGCAGCGGAGGCGGGGAACGTTGACTGCTCCGGCGCGTTTGTGTGGTCATACCGTCAGCACGGACAGCACATCTACCACGGCAGCAACCGAATTGCGCGGACGGAAATTGTTGAGCTTGTCCCGATTTCTGCCGCAAAGCCAGGAATGGCTGTTTTTAAGTGCCGGAATCCGGGTAATTCGCGGTATGCCTTGCCGTCTGGCTACAAGCAGGGCGGAAAATACTACAATGGCGATTTGAGGGATTTTTACCACATCGGGCTGATGGGTGAGGACGGCAAGGTTCTCAATGCGCAGAGCAGCGCAACAGGCTTCGTCGCTTCACCCGTCAAATCGTGGACGTGTGCAGGATACCTCAAAAAGGTCGAATACAAGGAGGATACACCAATGGTGGATGATAGCAACGATGTTATTTGCGTCGGACGTGTGACAGCGCAGAGCGGCAGCACGGTCAATCTTCGCGCAGAGCCGAGCAAATCCGCAAAGGTACTGGAAAAAGTTAAAATCGGCACTTCTGTCAACGTCATCGGGAATAGTGGCGGATGGCTTCACGTCGAGACGGAGACGAATCAGGGCTACATGATGGAGGAGTTTGTCGATGTGGGTATTTCCAAAACGGAAACACCCACGGTCTCTGAGCTTGCAGAACGCATCGAAAAGCTGGAGGAACGCGTCACAGCACTGGAAGGCGGGGTAGGTTGAGATGGAGAAGATCACCGCCGATAAACTGATTCTGGCGCTGGGCGTGATTCTCGTTCTGCTGGGAGCATACAATACATTTTATACCGCGCGAAAAAATGCGCGGGATGAACGCAAGAGACAGGAGCAGCCAACAAACGCGCTGGCATCCAGCGTATCTGACATCAATCGCAAGCTGGATACAGACAAGCGACGCCTCGATGGGCACGAAGAGCGCATCGGCGGCTTGCGTGACGGACTGATGGTAACGTGCGCCGGAGTACAGGCACTTTTGGAGCATGAGTTACACAACGGCAACGCCGACGAAATGACGGCGGCAAGCAGGGAAATTGATAATTGGTTGAGGGGCAATGCCCTAAAGGGAGGAAATGCAAAATGAGTGAGAATTTGAAGCGTAAACTGACAAGCCGCAAGTTCTGGGCGGCGGTTGTGTCCTTTGTGACCATGCTGATTATGGCGTTCGGCGTGGCGGATGAAACCGCAACACAGGTCGGCAGCATCATCATGGCGGGTGCTACGGTCATCGCCTACATCATCGGCGAGGGCATGACGGACGCGGCGGCAGTCGCGGAGGGCAAGGATAAACCGAAGGAGTAACGCATGAGCCGCGAAGTCGTATGGACAAAAGCGGTTGTAGATGCTTTTGTGGATGAAGCCTGCTTGTCCGATGAAGAAGAGCTGATTATCAGGTCGCGGGCGAAAGGCTGGACACGCACAAAGCAATCAATGCAGTACAATATGAGCATTCGCAAGATTGACTATATTATACACACGCTTAAAAACAAGTACGACGAGGCGCAGAAATACTCCGAGATTTTACCCAAAAGGAATATAAAGAAAGCCGGGACGTAATGTCCCGGTCTTTTTTTTGTTGTACACTATTCTTGCGCCTGACGCTTGCACTCAACGTCAAGTTCCGGATACACCCCCGCGATTTTCGCAAGGGTTTCGGTTTTTAGGCGATGGTACAACTCTTCCTTGCCGACAAGCCCGAAAAGGTCAATCAATTTGTCGTCATATTCACAGAGATTATGGCGAACAAAATTTACCATCCAGCGCTCCAGCGTCTCGGTGTTTGGGGTCGCCATATCCACATTGCCGTGTTCGAGAAACCATTCTTGCTTTGCGTTCAGCGTCGCCTCTTCCAGAACGGGCATATCCCAGCGCGTAACGTGGATGGAAGCAATGAGGTCATCGGCAATGACTTCGGCATTCTTGCGTTTCGTTTCGACGGCTTTTGCGGACGCTGCTTTCCGTGCGGCTGCTTTCGCCGCCATCGTCTGGAACTCCTGCGTCTCCATGACGGAACGCACATCATCCTCGCGCCACAACTTCATGGGCGCGGAGGACGCATAATGTGGATTCCGTTTTAGGACGGGCGACGGCAGCAGCTTATCTATCATAGACTTTGTGAAGCCCATGGACAAGACAGTCGCTTGAGAAATAAGCTGTTCTTTTTGCTTTTCCGGCATGGTGTCCTCCTTCGCGTGGCGCGCAATGTCATCGCGGATGAGCTGCTTCAAGTACGCCTTCATGGTTTCAAGGGATAGGCATCAGCTTCGGCGGATGCCTTGAAAGTGGCTGCAAGTGGATTCTCCTTTCAAGTTGTTAAAAATTGTAGACAACGGAATCCCAAATGAATTTTTGGTCGAACTCGTAGAACATATACTTGTAAAAGGTAATCAATTGATTGTGGGAAAAAACGTTGTGTGCGCTGATGAGCTGTGAATCCGCTTTGCCTTCGTCAAGGTAATAATAGATTTGGAAATCCGCTTTCCCTTTGCTATCAATTCCGCGCCAGATTTCAGGTCTTTGGTGGGATGGGCGGCAATCCAATCGCCCAGAAATGCGTTTTGCGTCGAAAAGGCGGAATCCTCCATCAGCGCTTTGTTCGTCACTTGCTTTCTCATATGATACACTCCCTCAAAATAATTTCCGTCGTTGCAAGCCTGGATAATCAGCGCCCGCGTACCATGCCCGCGGGCAGGCAAAAATGATTTTGGGGCGGTAGCTCACTTACAATTCTCTGTCTTATACATAGCTTGCACCTTTCTGCCCTCGACCTCCGGGGCGGGTGCATGGTTATTCTTCGTCCTGCTGATAAACATCATTGATTTCGTTTGTTTCCAGCACATCCCAATCATCGTATTCGATGTTGTGCGCCGTCAAAATAACGGCACCGTGGATTCCGTCTTCGTATTCAGCGAGTTTGTCATACATTGCTTTCGCTGCTTTGTAGTCGCTTCCGTCGTAATAAGCGCCATCACAAGCAGCGATAAAACTGCGGTAGCCATCGCGAACTCCGTCAACGACTTCGATTTCCACAACGAAATGGTCATACTGACTTTCTACGTCCAACTTACGAGTTTCTTCCATTTTTCTTACCTCTTTCTGTCCGGGGGCTTATATTTTGTGCCCCCCCTTGACACTATGTATTATATCACAAGTTGCGCAACTTGTCAATGCTTTTTTAAGATTTTTCGCAAGTTTTTTGCGCTCTTTCCGCAAGCCACTGCGATACGGCAAGGCGAATGACCGCAGAATCACTCAGCCCGATTTTTTGCCCAATCTCTTTAATCTGCGCGTTCTGCTCGTGCGTCACAATGACGTTCTTAACGATTCTATTCCCATCTTTTTTTAACATTTTTTGTTCCTCTCAGTTTTATTTTTTTATCCGCGTCGTCCAGCACCAAAATCCCGGTAATGCACGCGGAGAAGTTGCGGGTTTCCTCCCATGACGCCATCTGCTCGATGGAATCAGATGTTGTACGTCTCGCCGCGGACGTTGAAGGTTTCGCCAATCTTGAAGGGCTGCACGGTATCTTCCGGCTTTTCTTCCTCTGCGCGGACGATTTCCGTGATTTCTGCGTAGGGATATTTCAAAACCAGCCCATCCCCAGCCATGCCCGTGAAGTTCTTCGGACCGCAGGAAAGCACCTTCATCGGGTGGTTCTTGTACCGTCCGATGCGGACGATGTAACCCGGCTTCACGTTCTCTCGACTATACTGTACGCCGCCCAGCGCGTCCATTGCGTCCTGATAGTAGCCCAGTTTGTCCAGTTCGATTTCGATGCGTTCCGCCCAGTAGTCGATTTGTTTGGCATATCCTTCCGCCTTTTCTGGAGACGTCTTTGAGTACAGTTCGCACATGTCGATGTTGCGCTTAAACTTGCGGATCGACGCTTCGCATTCTTCTATGCGGCGATTCAGAAACGCGCGGTCACGCATTTCCGGGCGGTCTGCCGTCTTTCGTGCAGTCTGCGCCCGATGACGATAGTATTCGGACTTATTAAATTCGTCGAAGCCCTTCTCGTACGCCGCGAACATCTTGTCCCGCTGACGGGTGAACTTCCGCCCTGCGCTGGTGTTGATATTGGGCTGCGTGAAGAAGGCAATATCGCCATGTCGGTCGTTGATGGGCTTCTGGAGAGCTTCGCCCTTTGCACAGGCGGCGTCCGCCTTGATTTCAAGGCGTTCGGCACGATGTTCGGCGCGTTCTGCCTTGCGTTCCTGCTGTTCGGCAAAGCTCAGGCGTTCGCCCTGCTCGCCACCGTCACCCAATCCGATGGACTGCGCCACACGTTCTGCGCGCCACAGATTCGGTTCTTTCGCGCGGCTAATCCAGCACCCGGAGCGACGACCCCAGAGGAACGCGCTCTTAATTTCAGAACGCTGTTCGTCCGTCAGTGCGTCGTATTCCGGCTTGTCGAAATGCAGCTCCAGCTTGCCGGTTTCGCGGTTGTGAATGTAATAGCTGATATCCACGTCCTACATCCTTTCTTGATTTGAAAACGTAGTATTATCCCCAGACGTGCTGCTGGACGTACTGCCCGCTGTCACGGTCAAAGTGCATCAGGGTTAAATCTACCCCGGTGCGCGCGCACTCCGCCACAAGCGCCGCCGTGCAGGCGGTCAGACCGGTTACATACACTACCAGTTTCCGCAGCCCAACGAACGCCTGAAGCCGGAGGAACACCTGAATGTCGCTATGGCGGTTGGCGACGTTTGGCGCTGGTCCATCGCAGGACGTGCCGATTCCGACGCGTTCCAGAAGGAACGTGCGGATTGTTTCCCTCATCGCCTCGAAGTCGAGAGGATTGACATCCCCCTCGAAGATGTACTCCGCACAGGGCATCTCGTGACGCCCCTTAATAAGACCGACAGTAATAGTTTCCATATATACCTTCTTTCTGTCCGGGGCTTTTATTTTGCACAGCCCCTTGACACTATTATTATATCACAAGTTACGCAACTTGTCAATGCTTTTTTAAGATTTTTCGCAAGTTTTTTTGCATCTTTCCAGCGCTTTGTCTGCATCTCCCCACCGCCAGAATCGCCTATACTATAATTAGTAGGAGGTGGTGCGGTGTATATCCACTACAACCCTAATCCGCGCGGCTTGCGCGTCGGGGATTGCGCTGTCCGTGCAGCATCAAAAGCGGCAGGGGAGACGTGGGGCAGCACCTATGCGGCGCTCTGTGCGCTGGGTTATGACTGCGGGGATATGCCTAACGCCAATCACGTCTGGGGACGGTACTTGCATGAGCGCGGATTCACGCGCCACGCCCTGCCGGATACTTGTCCAATCTGCTATACCGTCGCGGATTTCTGCCGTGAACATCCGCGCGGGGTGTACGTCCTCGGCATCGGCGACCACGTTGTGTGTGCCGTAGACGGGGACTGGTACGACGCATGGGACAGCAGCGCGGAAATACCAGCGTATTATTGGGAGAGGGAGGATTGATGTATGGCGTATGGTTATCCACAATATTATCCACAGATTCCGTATTATAACGCGCAGCAGACAGCGATGCCCGACCAGCTTGCGCAGCTTCGAGCAGCACAGCAGCCGATGATGCAGCAGCCAGCGCAGCCATCAAGCAACGGACTGATTTGGGTGCAAGGTGAAGCCGGAGCGAAGAGCTACCTTGTCGCCAACGGTTCAAGTGTTCTATTGATGGATAGCGAGAAGCAGACGTTTTACATCAAGTCTGCGGACGCGGCAGGAATGCCATCCATGCGCACGTTTGACTACACAGAGCGAAGCGCATCCGTAAAGCCATCCAGCAGCGCGCAGGACGCGCCGGAGTATGTGACGCGGGACGAACTCAACACGCTGACGAAACGCCTTGAAGCGCTGGAAGGGCGCAAGAAGAAGGGGGTAACGCAGGATGAACCCACTGTTTAATGCACTTGGTGGCGGGCAGATGCCCGGAGCTATTGGCGACTTCCAGCGGATGATGCAGCAGTTCCAGCAGTTCAAGGCGACGTTTCAGGGCGACCCGGAACAAGAGGTTCGCAAACTGATTGCATCCGGAAAAATCTCGCAAAACCAGCTTAACCAACTGCAACAGGCGGCGCAGATGTTGCAATCGTTCCTCGGTTCTTAACTTTGGCTATATTTGTTGCGCAACAATTTAGCATATACTTCAAATTCCGAAAGGAGAAAAAACATGAGTATGACCTCGGAACTCTCCGCTTCTGACGTGGCTCTGCTTTCCGGCAGAAACAGCAACCAGAACGGCGACGGCTTCTTCGGTGGCAATGGCGCATACTGGATTATCATCCTTTTCCTCTTCGTTTTCTGCGGCTGGGGCAATAACGGATGGGGTGGCTTTGGCAATCGCAACGGCGGACAGGGTTCCGTCATGGACGGTTACGTCCTCACCTCCGACTTCGCCAACATCGAGCGGAAAATTGACAACGTGAACAGCGGCTTGTGTGACGGATTCTATGCACAGGCGCAGCTCACCAATGGCGTACAGATGCAGATGGCTAACGGCTTCGCTCAAGCGGAACTCTCCCGCGCCAATCAGCAAACCGCGCTCATGCAGCAGCTTAACGCGATGCAGGCACAGGCGGCGGATTGCTGCTGCAAGACGCAGACGGCGATTCAGGGCGTGAACTACAACCTTGCCACTCAGGCTTGCGACACTCGCAACACCATTCAGAGCGGCGTTCGCGACATTTTGGACAACGCCAACGCTAACGCCCGAGCGGTGATTGACGCACTGACGGCACAGCGCATCGAGGCGAAGGACGAGAAGATTGCGGCGCAGAATCAGCAGATTTTCGGCTTGCAGCTCGCCGCGTCTCAGGCAGCACAGAACCAGTATCTTGTGAATACGATTCGTCCTTGCCCTGTTCCGGCGTACACGGTAGCCAATCCGTTCTGCTGCAATCAGGCGCAGTATTGCGCTGGTTAAGCTCCGGACAGCTTCCTGCCTGTGCAGGATGAGCCGATAAACGGCAACTGAAAAAAGCGGTGGGGCGTTGATTGATTCGCGCCCTGCCGCTGAAAGGAGAAAAATCATGGCTGAATATACTGCGGCGGCGGCGCAAACCGTCGCCAATGGCAACAACGTCCTTTTTACTGCAACGCCCGTCTGCGCCACGCGGTGCATCGTCCATCGTGAAGGCTCTGGCATCGTGACGCTGCGAGGCATCACCAACGGACAGTGCCGCGCACGTTTCCGCGTCAATTTTGGCGGCAATATCGCTATTCCGACGGGCGGCACTGCCGGAGCTATCTCTGTTGCGCTTGCAATCGCGGGTGAGGCGCTTCAGGCTTCTACCGCCATCGTCACCCCTGCTGCGGCGGCGCAGTACCAGAACGTCAGTATTGATACCTTTGTTGATGTTCCGGCGGGGTGCTGCACGACAATTAGCGTCAAAAATACCGCTGGCGTGGATATTGACGTGCAGAATGCCAACCTGATTGTCACGCGGGTTGCGTGAGGAAAGGAGAAACGCAATGAAATATCTTCACGAACTTAAAGAAAAACTCTGCGAAGAGCTGCAAGAGATTGCGGAGAAGCAGGACATGTCTGCTGGCGACCTCGAAGCCGTCCACAAGCTGACGGACACCATCAAAAATATCGACAAGATTGAGATGCTGGAAGCAGACGGGTACAGCAACAATGGCGTTGACTGGGAAGCGCGGGGCAGTTATGACGGTATGTACCGCGATGACCGATATAGCCGCCGTGGGCGCGATATGCGCGGGCGGTACAGCCGCCACGACGGCACGGACAAGCGCCTGATGGACGAGCTGGAAGAGTTGATGCGCACCATCGAGCCTGGGAAGCGTGACGTGATTCGACGGGCACTGGAAGAACTGAAAGAAGCATAACGGAAAGGGGCTGGCTGCGTGGTTACGCTGACGTGGATTGATGGGCAGATTGAGAAGGCAATCGAAGAGGGCAACAATCCGCAGAACATCCGCGATTTGGCGGCGCTGATTACAGTGCGTGAGTACCTCGCCACGCGGTCAGCCCCGAAAGCCGATGCACAGAGTGTGCAGGAATCCGCCGATGACAAGAAACGCCGGGATGCGGTTGTCCTCATGACGCATAGCGCGGACTTGGACACCGTGCCAACCATCCAGCAGGTGGAGACGGCGCTGCATTCCATCAGCGTCAACACGCCGGAGGAACGAAAGCGTGTGCAGGACGCGAAGAAGTGGGCACAGATTATCTCGCAGAAAAACGCTTGACAAGATGCACAGAAACGTTTATAATAATAGTAAGAATCTCGCCGGAGTACACGAGGGTGATTCACCAGCACGCATAGCGTGCGGTAGTCGTGCCGGGTGATTCTTTTTTTTTACAAGTATATACCGGTATCTTCCTTTCTTTCATCCCCTCATGCACAGCACTGCATGGAGGGGCTTTTTTTGACCCCCGTTTTGACTACTTCGTGCGACGGAAAGAGAGTCAAAATTGCGAATTTGGGGATTGCGCATTTCGGCTGATTGCGCTGCAATCAAGCATTATCAAGGGATTGCAAGGCGACTGACATCAGCACCATAAAAACGGCAACTTCCTCCAGCGGGAAGCATTCGGCGCAGATTTGCCGGATGATGGCGGAAGTCGCGGGTGCATCCTTCGACGGCTTCAGGATGCAGCAGTTGCCGCCCGCCAGCGCGCCAAGCAGCGGCTCGATGGTCAGCAGGAACGGGTAATTCCATGGGGACATGATGAGTACGACGCCCATTGGGTCGTGGCGGATGAAACTGCGCGCCGGGAACTGCGCCAGCGGCGTGAGAACGTGCGTATCGCGGCAGTAGCGGCGCGTCCGGCGGAGCAGGTAGCCCAACTCCGACAGCACCATGCCGATTTCACACATGTACGCTTCCGTCCTGCACTTGCCGAGGTCGCTTTGCAGGGCAGCTTCAATATCCTGCTTGTGTGCCAGAATCGCGCGGCGCAGGCGGCGAAGCTGGTCAAGCCGATGCGGCACGGGGCGCGTTATGCCGGACGCAAAGCAGGCTTTTTGCGCGGCGAACAGCGCGGCAATATCCGCGTGGGGCGCATCGGGCGTCATGATGGCGCGGAAGATGTCCTCCAAGGCGAAGCGGTTCAGCAGCGTGTCCTGCGCGGCAATCCGTGCGACGGCGGGAATATCCCGATGATACAGCGTCGGGAGGGTCAAGCCGTACCCCGCATGGAACACGAGGTCGCGC